TTTCTAGCGGATAATGATATGAAATTTACAATGCCCGACAAGGAATCTGCACCCATCCCATTCATGAATGATGAGGATGCGGATTTCTTGAAGCGGAAAAATCGCTACGATGAAGAATTGGATTCTATCGTAGGGATGTTAGACGAAATGTCTATTTTTAAGTCGTTACATGCCGGATTAAAGTCTGAAGATTTAAGTCCAAAGGAAGTATCGGCTCAGAATATAGACGGGGCTCTCCGTGAGTGGTTTTTCCACGGGAGAGAAATTTTTGAGTCAAGATTAGATGAAATGAAGCAAGTAGCTGATATCGCAAACGTCTTTCCCTTGACTCTCGGGGTTAATTATGATGATCGTGTTGAATCCTGGAAGGAGAAATACGACGCATAATTTTTGTAACAAAGACCTTCATGTCTAATAAACTGTCAATTTTGTTGATTCTACATTTGGCCTATAATGGGTGATAAAATTCCTTTTCTCTTGGCCTTTCTCTATTATGGAAGCCCTGGTATTTGTAGAATAGTTTCTTCCGCAAGGTTGTGAGGAGCTATTGAGCTCCGGCTTGTGCCATTATTTACGTTTAGTCGGATATTTGAACGCACGAAACCCTAGAGAATAACCCCTGGGAGGATCTCAGTTGAGCCCTGAGCCTCTTAAAGGTATATTTCTAGCTTGCTACTAATTTTAAAGCGCAACCCCCAGCGCATAAGGGGGAAAGTAGTTCTGCTGACTTAAGTGCAGAAAAACCAAAGTGCCCAAAACCAGCGAGCATTACGCGTCAAGCTAATGATTTCGTTAAATGGTGTGAGCAGGATCCGTTAGACGATTCTCACTCAAAAGACCATTGTTTTGAGCCCCAGTCCGGAGAGGCTGGGACTGATGTGACGACTAGCTCTGAGCAAGCGACTGAACAGTTGGTTGGGTTTAACGACCAAACAGCCGGCTGGATGACGGATGTGAAAGCTGGTTACGATGATACCATGGATACCGCGACTAAGGTCGGGAGTGATCTTGGGGCGTTCTTAGAGCGTCCCGTGAAGTTGAGCTCCCAAACCTGGGCCGTGTCTAATCCATTGTTTTATCAGTTGAATCCTTGGGAAGTTTTCTTGAATGATCCATTCGTGAGAACTAAGATTGCTAACTACGAGCTTCTTCGAGGTTCAATGCACATCAAGGTACTAATTTCAGGAACAGGATTTCATTATGGACGCTCCCTAGTGTCCTATAATCCACATTCTGCCTTCGACGAACTTGCGGTGACACGCAATTTTCTCGATGTTGATCTTGTGCAGGCTAGTCAAAAGCCTCACATTTATATCAACCCGTCGAAGAATGAAGGTGGTGAAATGAGCTTACCATTTTTCTTTCCAAACAATTATCTATCTCTATCTAAGGGTGAACAGAGTCTTATGGGTGAACTAACAGTGAAGTCGTTTAGTAACCTGTCTCACGCTAATGGAGGTAATGATCCCGTCACAGTGCAAATCTGGGGATGGATGGAAAATGTTTCACTTACTATGCCTACCAGTGTAACACCGTTTACACCTCAGGCTGGTGGTAAGCCAAACCCTAAGAAGAAGAACGGAGGAGGAACCATGAATAGTGGTGATGAGTACGGGAAAGGAATTATATCTCAG